AGCTGTCGTACAAGTTATCTTCAATCGCTTCTTCAGTGATTGAGAAACCCAAAGCAATAGTTTCGTGTGAGTAGCGTGTGGACCATGCTTCTTGTGCATTATCGTAAGAGATAGCGCCGCCTTCGTTTTTAACTGGGGCTGCACTGAAACCTGACAACTTGGTTTCTTCTTCGAATGAACGCTCAGAAGATTCGGTCTCGTAAATCTCTTTATGCTCTTCGCCATAGCGTGCATACTCGAGTCCGAACAATGCGTTTAGTCCTGGGAGTAACTCTTTAAGGAGTTGTGAACGTGAAATAGCCATTTATAGCTCCTTATTAAGCGGTTGTACCAGCAGACTGGTAATACTGATGCACGCCAAAGTTTAATTTAACGATGCAATCGGTATATGCGTCACCGGGGTTAGATGGGAAATTGCCGCCGAATGTAGAGCTGGAGTTAACCAAGTCAACGATTTTGCAAGCAAGTGCGGATGTGTTAGCAATAGTAGCTGACAATGCAACCAAAGAGTTACCTGTAGTTGTAGAACCAGTTGCGCCACCTGTGCCAGCAGCAAAGTTTGCCAAAGCAACAGTCTTACCAATAGAGCCGTAGCCTACTGAACCTAAAGACTGAACTTGATATAACTGGTCTGGGTCTTCAACAACACGAATAAAGATGTTGGTGTAGCCAGCAGTTACTGCGTTAGCTGGTAAATATTGTGCATAGAGTGGGTAACCCAATTGCTGACCTGCCAATTGATAACGTACGCCAACGCAAACACCAGCGATACCAGCAGAGCTAGTAGTTGGAGTTGCGGCAACAACGGTTGGTTGTCCTGCTGCTGATGCGCCTAACTGCACTAAATCGCCATTAAAAATGGCTGCAGTGTTGTTTGTGGTCAATAAATACTCACGGATTGTACCGCCAGTAAAGGATTGACCGCCAATCAAACTGATTGGTTTAAGCCCGTATGGGGCCGATACTGTGCTCATAAAAAGCTCCTTAAATTAAATAAAATTAACTTCCCTTACCGAAAGTAACTTTAGTAGCTCTGTCTTTAAACAAAGGCATACGTGGGTCATTTTGCGATAAGAAATTGTTATCTACGGACTCCATTTGAGAATCGTTCAACTTGCTATAGTGAGCAGCACGCTGTTCCATAAACTCAGCTGGAGCACGACATAAAACTAAACCACCAATTTCTATTGAACCTTTAAACTGTCCGTCAACGGAAGCATGGCTCATAAGTTCAGGATAATCCTCAGCCTTAACAGGCTCAAAACCTTCCCTACGCTTAGCAGAGATATTCATTGGGTCAGCTGAACCTAATGTGGAAGTTCTTACCCAACGGTGTGCCCATCCCTCACGAGGGTCTGGCGTTGGTAGTAACTGAGGAGGTGTCCATCTATCGATTGGGCGCATTTCAGTTTCACGTACTTCTGCATCACGGGTTGTTTTCTTAACCATTATCTATCTCCATTCATTTGTTCGGCAACCTTCTTGGCATACAGTTCTAGCGGAACACCGAGGCGTTTCGCAATCTGTACCTGAGTAGGCGTTAATTGTACTTTCTTAGGGGCAACTGAACGTGTAGCAGGAGCTACAACATTTGCAGCGGGTTTGGCTCGGGTTTTAACCGGTTTTGTTTCTACTTCTGTTTCTTGTGATTCTTCGGCTCCGAAATAATCGGGGAATCTTTTTCGGATTGTATCACTAATTTTTGCGTAATATTCATCCGACCCAACATATTTTTCACCGAACTCTCTTGCAAGACGATTATGAACGGTAATTGCTAGTCCAGTCATTTCGTCTTCTTCAGGAGTATCACCGCCATACCAATCATTAGAATCTAACCATTTGGTAAGCTTTGGGTCTTGTGCAGGAGCTTCTGGAGCAACTTGAGGAATGTTATATTCCTGCTCTCTAGGCTCAATAGGCTGCATAGTTTTAGCACGGTCTAACTTCAAAGTTGCCTCTGAAATTGCTAGTTGTGCATCAACTAAAGCATCGCTATCACCAGCTTCATAGGCTTCCTTGTATGCTCTTTTAGCAATAGCAAGTTCAGCTTCTGCTGCGCCTTTACCCTGTTCGATGTAGATTTTGCTACCTTCATGCAATGTAGACTGTAATTTACGGTTTTCATCTGCCATAAACTGAGCCACACGCAGGGCTTCTTCACGCATTTTGACCGCTTCTTCCTTCTCGCGGCGGATGTCATGATAGCCTTTAGTTAGCTTTTTGATGCGCTTTTGAACCTTTTTATCATAAGACTGAAGTTCATCGTCGTCTTCATCGGCAGCTTCTAGTACTTTAGACTCGTCCATTGGGGTACGGCCTTTGTCTTCTTCAGGGGTATCGTCAACAATCTCGATATCCACTTCAGGTTCTGGTGCCGCTTTTACTTCTTTTTCTTCTCTTGCCGCAACTTCGTCTGGGAATTCAAAGGTATCGCTCTCTGTACCACCAAGAGGAACAACTTTGCCACCCTTTCCGAAAGTTACTGTGCCAAATTCTTCTGTTGCCATTTAAATCTCCTTATGCACGTGTAATCCCACGGGGGTCTTGAACAACGGCTTCAACTGAGTCATCATTAATAATTCGGAACTCACGACCATGAATCTTAAGGCGTGAACCAGAATTAGGACGAATCAATACAAAGTCACCAACCTTACAAAGCGGTCCATTTGGAAAACGTTCCTTATCCAAATAGGCATCAGGTCCAATATCCATAACAAACAACACAGGTGTCAAGATTTCCTCATGTTGCTGGGTTACGGCAGACTTGAGTAAGCCGCTGTCATACTCTTCTTCAACTTGTGGGACCATACACAAAATATGGTAGCCCGCTGGTTTTGGAAGTTGTGTTGCTTTTTCTTCTTGCTTCTCTGGTAGCTTCGATAGGTTTCCCAATGCGTCGCTAATGATAATGTCACTCATCTGAGTCCTTTAGGGTTTGCTCGCGGTCTTTAATTAAATCTGCAGCAAGGGCAAGACCACGGATAATCCCCACTGCATTTTGATACTGGTCATACGTTTTGCAACTACCTTCTGCGACAGCGTTTGCTCTAGCCTCGAGCTCCTTCTGGAGCTCCCCTACTAGGTATTGGTATTCGGTCACTCTTTAGTTTCCTTTTTGTTAGATTGTTGAGCAGCCACCATACGCTGATGCGCTTGGTTATCTAACTGCTGTTCTTTTTGATGACTCATCTCAGCTCTCTTCTCAAGGGCTTTAGCTAATATCTCGCCACCCTTCTGAATACTCTGAGTCTTTAACTTCTGTTGGTTCATACCAGCTTGGGCAATCATCTGACCCGCAGCAATCTTAGCTTGTGCTTGGATGCGCTCTTGCTCAATCTGTAACTGCTTGAGTTTGAGTTGTGCATCAACGTCATCTTTCTTAGCCTTGCGTTGCTGTTCTGCCGCCTTGAGCTGGAGTTCTTGTTGTTGCATTTGAATTAATGGGTCAGCAGCTTGCTGTGCAGCTTGTTGCTGTTTAGCTTGCTGTTGATTCTGCATCAAAAGTTTAGTCGCAGCTTGAGCCATCAACGGAGCCAATCTAGCTTCCATCTCTGGAGTCATGTTCTCGTCTTCTTCCTCATTCATATCGTTCATATGTTGTGGAGGCAACGGCATACCCATCTGCTGACTAATCTGGTTGCGGTACTCGAACCCAATATGTTCATTGACGTGCGCCATCATAGCTTGTTGCAACTGTTGCGCCATTGGGTTGTTCTGGAGTAACGAAACAATTTTAGGGTCTTGCATCGCAGCCATGTGCACGGTGATATGTGCTTGATGGTCTTGATAGCTAAACGCCTTGACTGGTTTCATCATCAGAATATTTTGGTTCTCTGTGACAGGGTCTTGTGGCTTCTGGTCATCTGCCATTGGTACAAGCTTCTGTGCGTTCTTAATACCAAGAACTTCAATCATCTGACGATGCAAGACTGGAAGATTGTATAACTGTGGAGCCTGCTGAGCCAATTGCAATACAGCTTGATACTGTACAATTTTTTGCGCCATAGTTGACGCATTAGGGTCACTAACTGGGAGTACTTCTACGTCATCATAGTCACTCTTTTTCGCTGCTGCTGGACCATCTTCAGGCTCATACTCATAGTCTTCATCTGTGTAGTCAGCAATAATAACTTTTAATAAACTAAATTCTTGCTTCATCGAATAGTGCAGACGAGCTTGAATTGCTGACATTACTTTGAGCGTGCGCTCCAAAATAGCCAAAGTAGTTCCCACAGGTGCATTACCACCCATATCAGATACC